TATAGCAGATGTGGCATCCGCTACGGGGAATTGTATTTCAAAGGTACTATCACTAGCAACCCTGTCGCTTCCAAAGTCTAACACAGCAACAGCTTTATTGGAAGCACTCGCGTTATAGATCAGTGCCCCCCTTGCTGTAAAGCTTGCGTCAGTCCATGAAATATTATCAAAGTCCACAATAGCAGTTGTGCCAGAGGTCTTTGGAAATGTAGATGTCACTGTCAACGGCTTGCCCCCCGCAGTGTATGCCGTTCCAGATGTATTGGTTATTTCGTTGGATGTACTATACACAGTAGTATCTGCACCCAAAGACGCAGTACTAGAATACAAAGCTATCCTGAATGTATGTGCATCAAAATCATGCTCTGCCTGTAAAAGCTGAAGCTTAAAAGACGTACATGTTGTTTGAATTATTGCCATACCTTATCTCCTACGCGGCAGGTCGCCTGTATGTATCAGTTCTCAACTTGGCCCCCAAGGAAGCCATATTGATAAGGGCTGATGAATATCTTTCGTTATACAACTGAACCATATCGCCTTCACCCTTCATAAACGTATACGCCTCTATAAGAGATCCGTAAAGCAATGTCGCTTCCGCATTGTCACCAAGCCAAGATGTGCCAGAGGTAACAATAGAAGGTGGATCATAGTAGTAATGCAACTCCAAGTCGTATGCTGCATCAGGCGTAGGGCCAAGCAAGAAGTTGCCATTACCTGTAGCGGTATCCCCATCAAATATTGCGTAATACTGTGGCAATCCCTGCACCGTGGTATCAGGGTAGGCTTCCCGCACAAAGTTTACCTCTTTGTCCAAAAGGTAAGTGTACGTTGTACCATTGATAATAGCTAAAGAAAACGTGGCTAAAAAGTCATCAGGCCTCGCAACATACTTATTGCCAGCATTTACATTACCTGTGACGTTCCTGCGTAACTCTGGAATGGTGATATCCCTAAAGATCCGCTCTTCAGCCTGACGCACAAAGTTAGGAATATTGGTCACAAAGGTACTCTCTGTGTTCTCCGTATAGTCTTTGATCGCTTGCGTCAGTTCTGAATAGTTCATTTGAACTTTCCCTTATGATATTCTAAACTTGCCACCTTGAGTAGCAGCGCCCATGCCACGGCATACCTTGCCGCCACCAGCCAAGCCTAGTGCGCTTTTAATGTCTTGCTTAGGCTCTGTATTGTGATCTCTGGTTCGTCTACGCCCAGATGCTTTTATTATCCTTTTTTCTGTACGTCTTTCTTCAGCCATACGTTTTTTCTTTGCCGCCTTTTCAAGATCTTTTGGCCGCGCTTTTGGCTTAACATCGTCAACGCCCATTTTAACTCTCCTCTTGATATAGGTTGTCAAATATTTTGTTGACATCCATAGTATAGTCTAAATCGGATTTTGAATAGTGTATATGTTGAGATGGCTTAAAGTCTGGGGCACCAGTGCCAGTCTCGAACCACGCAGGGTGAGTAACCCTTACACGATTGTTAGGCAGTGCCACCACATTCCCAGTCCATTCTCCAGCATCTAGAAGCTGCATAACATGACTTTGCTTATGCTGTGCTGGGTCATCCGCTATCTCACCCTCAGAGTAATCAACAGTGAACATGTACTTAGCAGGATACATATTCCCATCTATCTTTGCCAACCAAGGGCATGGTGTTGCCCTGTCCAAGACGTACACAGCGTGATTATAGGACGAACAGTCCCAAGGCTGGGCATCATGCACAGCCATAGCAGAAGGCCACTCATTGAGTGGCTCATCGGCTACAAGAGCGGTTATAGGCATTCTCGCCCACATTGCGCCACCGTGTACATTCTCATCTCCTTCTTCATCTGCCTCACATCCTGTAAAGATAACCTGAAAGCTCAAGCATCTGTTTGGCATTGTCGTTACCGCTATTGCCATCGCATGTAAGAACTCGCCGTGGTATTGTTCATGGTTGTGAGTATACTCACGGCGAACCCAACACTTGAAGTGCGGTATGTTACTCTGCAAATAAGCCAATCTATCCCCCCAAGTTGACTTTACTTTTTAGTCTTACCGCCTTTAGCGTAACCCTTTTTCTTTTTCATCATCGCGCCACCCATTCTTTTCTTGGTAACGCCACCCTTTTTCATTTTGCCCACACCATCAGCCGCAAATGCTGGGACACTCTTCCCATTCTTTTTGACCATAGGCATCTTGCCGCCTGACTTCATAGCCACAGGCTTCTTTTTATTCATAGCACCACCCATCATCTTCTTAGTGACGCCGCCCTTTTTATAACCCTTCTTCTTCATCATCGCTTTAACTCCTAAGTTATGTTGATAGTAACAGTGCCAACTTCAGCCTGCATAAACTGAAGGTCATTCCAAACAGGATTAAACCCAAACAGACCACGACTCTCCTCTAAAGATGTGTCTGGTCTTGGGTTCCTCAGAGACTGAGGATCATTTATTTTAACTCTGCCCAAGAAGTTTTGTGGCTGATCTGGGTCAACAACATCACGCCCAACCAGAAATCCAGTCTTCACGCCATTGTTAAACTCAGGCACAAGATCTGCCAAAGGATATCTAAACCCTGTCTTGTCGCAGTAACCAAAAGCATATTTGCCTCTAGCGTAACTCATCATGCACCCATCATAAATGTGTTGAATGGAACGAACTTAATTGATGCTGTCTCTTCATCCTCACCAGCAGCAAGCTGGAATTGGAACTCATACTCTTGCTTTAGATTAGCAGCCATCTGAGGATTCTTTTTCATGGCAATATAGTAAGCCATACCAGCCACCAAGCAGGGCACGAACCGTGGGGGTACAGATGTTATTGTAGAACCCACGCCAGATGAAAGGCCATCAATGCCTTTTAATCTAAAATAAGATATCGTGTATGTTGTTGTGCTGTCAGGAACAGGCCACAGAGTTACTTTTGTTTCTGTCGGGAGCCTTTGGACGTAGATTTGGGTCGGCCTACCTTGCGTGTTTTTGTTTGTTTGCTGCGCGTAGGTTGCGACACTGACTCTTTCGAGGGCTGTATCGACTTGGTTTGTGCCCGTTCCAGTACGAATTTGATGTTCGATGATGTCGATTGTGTCCGTAGGAAGGGTATACGTTGCCGTGCCCGCTGTAACAGCGAGCGTACCCGCTTCAATAGTGAAGAGATTAAGACCACGGTTCTGCCACTCCAATGTTAAAAGGTTTAGACTTCTTCGTGCGGTTTTAAGATCGTATCCAGTACGCATCTCAAGGCCAGCCCTTTCAAAGGCTTCCTCAAAGATCTCTGGCATGTCTGGGGTTACTACAGCCATTATGTCACTACGCTCCTAAACCGTTTGGTTTTTTCTGCAATTTTTTTAGGTTGAGCCACATGCTGCTTACCTGCCTTAGAGCCTTTTCGTTTAGCTCTTGTTGTAGCGGCGTACTCAGAATCGCTAAGAGACTTAATAGCCTTATCAGGTAAATACCGCTCGCCAGTCTTACCACTAGGCTTGCCACTCTTAGTGCGCCACTTCTGCTTTGTCCAAGACTTCAAGCTCTTCTGTGACTTCTTGAGCGCCATTAATCTCTATAGCCCCCACCCTTAGCCTTGTATTCTTTAGCAACCATCTGGGCTTTTCTTGCCGACCACTGGCCCGGTTTCCCGCCCTTGCTGCCAGCCTTGTACTTTGCCACAAGGCGCTTACGCATTTCTGGCTTTGTGTAGTTTCCAGCAGCATTAACACCAGACTTTTTCTTTTTAGTTTTACCACCCTTACCAAAGCGAATGATGTCAAGATCTTTAGCATCATCACCTGTAGAGGTTCTGTTACCTGTTAGTTGACTGCCCATCTGAGAACGCGAGATAGCCATTACCACTTCACCTTATCAGCCCAGTATGCAGCACTCATCTTGCCCTTTTTGATATTCTTACCATGACGGGCTTTAAAGCTTGCACGTTTCTTTTTCATTTTGTCGCCTTCGCCAGCTTTTGGTTTCCCTGCTGTCTTAGCGCCCTGCTCTCCAAACCTAATTGTCTTAACCTTTTCACCTTCTTTAGCCACAACAACATGTGACTTCTTTGGGTGACTTGGTGTGCGCTTAGGCTTGTTAAATCCAGAAACCCCCGCCCTTGCTAGGCGAGGATCTTTTTTTGATTTAGCCTTTTTCTCAGCCACAATATTACTCCAGTAATAGAGTTATCACTGACCCTGTGCCAGATAACGCAGATACATATGCACCGTTGTCGGCAAGGATTCCATCGTTAGGAAGAAACACATCGTTCCATCCCGCTGGAAGAGTTAAGTCCAGTAGAGTGGCTCCTGATGCGGAACCATTCTTAATGGTAAAGGCTGTGATGTTAGTGGCATACACCAAGATGCCCTGTATGCGACTTCGTGCGGGGCCAACAACCCCTGCACTAAATCCTGATGTTGAGACATTAAATGCCCGTACTTCTTGACCAGCCATCTAGGCCTCCTTACGGCTGAACAGCCGTATTAAACGCTTGAGCATACATCACTGTTATAACAACTGATCCCGCATTTGTACCTGCACTTGAGGTAGCAGTTAATTTCAAATCAGATGTACCAGTGTTTTTCCATGTAAGTGTACCACCGCCAGAAGCGCCTAACGCTTTAATACCTACAGTAGTTCCAGAAGCAACAGCATTAACTAGAGTCGCTGCACCGCCTACGGTATCACCAACACTAATATTTGTCGTAGTATTAGCAGCCACTTCTAAATCAATGATGATGTCTACGATTTTTGAGTTGGCAGGGATTACTACATTTGTAGCCTCTGCTGCGACAGCGCCGCCAGAAATATCCATTACATGTTGTTGAGTCATTACAACATAACCTACGTTTGCTATGTCTGACCCAACAGTAGTGCCCGTTGTGTTGCGGATGTTGCCAGCCCGTATAGGACCAGAAAAAGTAGTAGTACCCATGTCGATCTCCTGTCTGGGTTAGTCAGACACACCATGTGCCTGTCAGGGATGTGAAGATATTAACATAGAAACAAAAAAAATAAAGGGGCAACTTTCGCCACCCCTTTACCGATAAAAGTTCTATTGAACTATTATGCTCCGCGAGAACCGTAGATTCCC